GATGATCGGTTCGTGCCTATCGAGCACAATGTCCCGATCCATCGCGCCATCCACCAATTCCGCTGCGATCAGCACGTCGTCTTCGCGCAGGGAGAACTCGCCCAGCACGCGGACGCGGAAGGCGTTGCTGCCCTCACCGTAGGTGGCTCTGATTTGGTTGATAAAGTCTTCGGACACGAGCGGGTTGTCAAAGCACGATACGTGCATCGTGTACCAATCCGACTTGAGCTGGTGGTGGGTCTTAAAGAACAGGCCGGAGTTACGGGTCGGGTTCCCAATAAGCACCGTCGTCGCGCTGTGGCCGGACATCGAACCCGCAGCGGACTCGAACACCGGTTCGGGAATAGCACTGGCCTCGTCGCAGATGATCAATACGTTTTCGGAGTGGACGCCTGCTAAGGCTTCTGGTCGTTCGGCAGAAGAAGTACGCGCCGACATGAAACTCGCTTCGGGGGCGTGCTTATGCACAATGCGGTCGGAGAAGACCTCGATGTTTTCTTTCAGGAACTCAGGCAGGGCGTTCACCCACCGCTTTACTTCCGAAAAGAGGGCGTCGAATAATTGTCCGGCAGTCGGGGCGGTTAGAACACTTTTCTGTGGATAACGTGTGAGCATGAACCAAATTAAGGCCCAAGAGCACACCGTAGACTTTCCCACACCGTGACCCGCACGGACGCTGATTCGTCTTTCGCCCCGCGCAACTGCGTTCAGAAAGTCTTTTTGCCACGGCAGCGGCTTCGCTTTCAAGACATCCTCAACGAACTCAACTGGTCGATTCCGATACACTTCAATGAAGAATGCGTAGGCTTCTTCCATTGTTTTTATATTTTTCGGGTCGATTGCGTTTTGCGCAGGGGGTGGGGTGGGGGTCACAGGTTTTTCCGTGGTTATAGAAACAGGGTGGGTATCTATAGAACCACCCGCCGGGGTGGTCCCCATGCCGGGGGGCTTTTCCGGCGCTTCGCCTTGCGCCCTATTCGCCGCGTCAATCGTCATCTGATTGGCCTACGTCTACGTCTACGTCGATAGGTTCCGATTGATGAACAATCGTGTTGTATCCAGCAATATCAATGAGTTGACCATCAATTACGGGTACGGATTGTACCCGCGCAACCGTCGCGGCGGCGAGGCCGACTAGCGCAGTGAGATGAGGCGACGCGTTATGAGTCACTTCAAGTGTTGCTTGTTGTTTCGGCTTGCCGATTGCGCGGTCGAATACTTCACGCGCGGCGGCAAGGCGCTCGCCATGCGTCGCGGCGTCGTCATCTAGCACGCGTTCCAGCGCAGCGACGGCTTTAACAGTCAATCCTTCAAGCCGTCGTCTTATTCCCATTTGCCGCGTTGTTAATCCGCCCGGATTGACGGGCGGCTTACCTTTTTCCCATGGCATTTGTTGCATCGCCTAACTTGTTGAATTTAGGTCAATATTGCTGACCTAATTTAATAGGTCAATATTGCTGACCTAAAATAATTGCATTCTTGCAAATACACTTTGCATGATTGCACTTGCGTATGACGCAACTAGTCACTATAAAGAGAGTGTCACTTGAAGCAATCAAGGGCGCAACAAAGGAAGGACTAAAACAATGAACGCTTTAACAATCACAAACACAGCCACCAAGCGCAGCCTCGCAGAAAAAACAGCACTTTGCGCGGAGGCTAAACGCCGATTTAACGCAGCAATGGCTGCTTTAAAAGCGCAGCATCATGGCTCTTTAACGAAACGCTGCGATTTATTGACGGCGCGAATTGATTTAATTCAAGCATATGGCAAAGCAATCAGCGCAATCTGCAACAATTAAAAAGGATTAGATCAATGACAATCATTGTTGAAATTAAAACGGTTTATGGCAACGAGATGATTTATCCCGTTTGCGATCAGGCGCAACAATTCGCGGCGCTCATTGGCACTAAAACGCTAACGCGCGACGCTATCGCAAAGATTAAGGCGCTTGGATACGAAATCCAAGTAAAAGCGCCAACACTCTAACCAATCAAAAGCAAGGGAATAGGACAATGACAATAAGCAATTTTGACGACGTTATTGATTCGCGCGACGTTATCGAACGTTACAATGAATTAGCAGCGCTTTCGATTGAATCGCCGAACGAATTTACACAAAGCGACCTCGACGAATTGACGGCGCTCGAAGCGCTTCGCAAGCAAGGCGAAGATTACGCCGCCGATTGGGATTACGGCGAGACATTGATTCGCGATTCTTACTTTAAAGAATATGCGCAACAATTGGCGGATGATTGCGGGATGATCAAAGACGGCGCGCAATGGCCTTACACTTGCATTGATTGGGACATGGCGGCGCGCGACCTTCGCATGGATTATTCCGCGATTGATTTTAACGGCGTTACCTATTGGGTGCGCTAATGGCAACGCTAACAGCTTTTGATGGATTAGTGATTTTTGGACCGTTTTTCGGCTTGGTTGCGCTTATTGCAATCGGCTTTGCAGTGAAGGGATTAGGACAATGAATCAATATCAAATCGAGATAACAGATACTTTTGGCGGCGAGGCTAACTATTCATGGGTAAAGCGCGAAACAATCGCCATGCCAGAATTGACACATTACGGGTATGACGGTGCAACCAATTACGCAAAAGCAAATAAAGCTTATCGCCGTCAATTGGTGCGCAAGGCTAAGGCGGTCGCCGGTTGGACCGGTTGGCGCTGCAATGTCGAAGATTACGGCGACATGGTCCGTATAGAGCCGCGCGGCGCTTGTATGGTCGCTTTTGTCACGTATCAGGATTAACAAGCCGAAACGCGCCCGCAAGGCGCGTCTGACCGTAACGCGGTCACTGATGAGGCTAAAAAAGGGAAAGGACTAGCTATGACTTATGAAGCAAACGGTTGGACCAAATTTTGCGAAGAAGATGACTTTGAAAACGGTTGCTTGCCTAAAACAAGCTTCATGGTTGACGGGCGCGAACGATTCGTCGGTGCAACCATCGATGATTTATTAAAAGCCCTTAATGAATTTACGCGTAATGACGACGCGGAAGCGATAGAGCTAGATGCGTGCGACGAACCGGGGCGCGTTGATATTCAAATTATGGAAACGGCGGAAGGATACGCGGCGAGCAAGAACGATATAGTCGCATGGCGGGAAGGAAAACGGCGCTTATGGCTTGCTTGCTATAGTTTTCATGTTGAGCACGTTGAGCGAAAGCCGATTGCGCTCGCCGCGTGACAATAGTTAAGACGCCGGGCGCTAGTCCGGCGATTTTGCGATTGTCATTATCCGGCGATTGCACAATGCGCGGCGATAAGCGCTGCTTCCGCGCGATTGTGATCCTTTTTGCGCAACCAATGGGAGGAATCCGAGAACAAGCGCCCGGCGTATAGGCGCGCCGCCTCTTTATCGGCGGGCGCATCAAGGGCGCGCTTCCAAACACTAGATGAAACAAGCCGATAGGGCATGCCTGCAATCCGCAAGGTCGCGGCGATGGTCGCCATTGTTGCACCCATTGAAAACGCGGCCATTCCTGAAACGCCGGGCGGCGCTATCATGCGCTCGCATTGCACGCGGTCGACCGGACCGATATCTGCAATCAATTCGGCGAGTGCGACCGGATCGATGAACCGGCGCGTCTTTCCGGTCGATGTCTTTTCGCTATACGTCGGCAGGTCATGCACGGCCTCGACGACGAACGCCCCCGGCTTGCCGCTTACTACGGCCAACGCCCCCGATAGCCCCGGATCAATACCAATTACCCGCACGTCTACGTCCCCGTACAAAATTCCGGTACGTCCACGTCCACGTGCTCTGAATTGGCTATTCCACGTCCACGTCCAATTAACCGCACGTCTACGTCCACGTATTCCGTGGGCTATATACCTGCGTTTACGTCTACGTGCGACTTTTAATTGCGTCCCCCGCAAATCCGTGAATTGCGCCCCGTGTAACACCCCGTAACACCCCGTAACACCCCCCAATTACGCAATTTCCTCTTTATACGCAATGGCTTAAGGGTCGTGTAACAGCGTAACACCGATTTTCCCAAAACCCTTATATAATACGCTTATATATATTTTTCCCTATATATATAAAAATTAATTCTATAATAGAAAAGAGGTGTTACGCTGTGACACGGTAGGCTTAAGCCTCTGTTTTC